TATCTAGCATGCCAGGAGAACGCGGACAAACTCGCGCGAATTTTCGACCACACAACGCGCGAGCAATTGCGCGAGGCCTTGCAGGACTACTAACTATGAGACTAAAGGAAAACCGCGCCGATCATATGACCCGCCCGCAATTCGCCCGCTCACTGCGCCCGGCATCGCACCGGCCGCAGTGCGGCGCTACCGCGAACATGGAGAATGAGATGAGCGAAGTCCGATTTCAGAAATACGAGTCGACTAAGTGCCAGCGTTGCGGCGCGCAAGTCATCGGCCTAGGCGGAAAGCCCTGCTGCGCGGGTCTGTCTATACAGCAGATCAAGGACCGATGCCTCAGCACTCACAGAAAAATCGTTNGCAATCTCGCCGCTGGTCGCGACGCACTCGACGGCGTCGAAGATTACAACGGCATCGGACCGCGAGCTCTGAGCTGGCTAGAAGCGACTGGCGTTGTCGAATCTGGAGCTCTCACGCGCTTGGGCCGCGAATTGCTCGACGCGATCAATGCCCCGCAGGCAGACAACTAATGAGATGCCCGCAATTCCAGAAGCAATCCACCCGCCCGCTGTCGCCACGTGCTCTCGTGGCGGCAGTGAGGCGGTTCCGCAAACTCTGTGATATCATCGAACGATATGCCGATCCGAAGGACATCCGAGAAAAAGCGAGGCTCGCCCGCGCCATCCGCGGCCTCGCCCTCGCCTCGCGATCCCTCAGCAGCAGAGCGAAAGCGCAGGCAGCGCGAGAGACAGCGCAGAGCAGGGATAGTTCGGGTTGAGGTGCACGTGCGCGCTGAGCATGCAGATCGCGTGCGAGAGTTTGCGCGATCGCTGTCCAGCTCACGCGCCGACGCGATAGGCGAACTAGCGTAAGTCGAGCGCTGTTTCCATTCAGAAACAAGGGCCCCTGCCGGGCCCTTTTTTTTGCCCGGCGACCATCCGCAAATACTGTCGCTCGAGCGAGACGTTTGCTCGAGATACAGGCGGAGCATTGAGAGACGTTGGCGACGTTGCGAGAGATCTCAATATGTGATTGATTGCCTGCCTGAAATGACATCTCTTTACGAGATTTCATAGCGTTAGGGTTGAATTCAATGGCAGGTGCCCCCCTTGGCAACAAGAACGCCGCGAAGAAGAACCGTCTTCTGACGAACACACTCCGTCGCGAGCTCGTCCAAAATCCGGAGGATCTGCTAGCGATCGTTCGCAAGACGATCGAGTGCGCAAAGAACGGTGAGCCGTGGGCTCAGTCGCTGACGTATGAGCGCTTGGATGGCAAAGTCGCGCAAGCGATCATCGGCGGTGATGACGACGATCCACCGCTGCGCATTTCTCGCATCGAGCTCGTCAGCCTGGCTGATCAGAAGTGACCACTGCGCAAGTCGCACTCCCGCCTAAACTAATCCCGCTATTCATTGGGCCGGCCGACGTTCGCGGTGCCTACGGCGGGCGCGGCTCTGGCAAGACGCGCAGTTTCGCCAAGATGGCGGCTGTGTGGGGCTACAAGTTCGGCGTGCAGGGCATCGCAGGAATCATCCTATGCGCTCGTCAGTACATGAACTCGCTTGCGGATTCGTCGCTCGAGGAACTCAAGCGGGCGATCGAGGAAGAGCCGTTTCTGGCTGCGTACTACGAGGTGGGCGAGAAGTACATCAAGAGTCGCGACCGCCGCATCGAGTTTGCGTTCGCCGGTCTGGATAAGAGCCTAGACAGCATCAAGTCGAAAGGCCGCATTCTGCTGTGCTGGGTCGACGAGGCCGAGCCAGTAACTGCAGAGGCATGGTCCACGCTGATTCCGACGCTGCGCGAGGAAGGCACGGATTGGAACGCCGAACTGTGGGTGACGTGGAACCCGAAGCGTAAGAACGCGCCAGTCGAATCGCGCTTCCGGTTCGCGAATGACCCGCTCATTCGCGTCGTCGAGTTGAACTGGCGTGACAATCCAAAGTTCCCGGCCAAGCTTGAGCGAGAGAGGCAGCGTGATCTGAAGGAGCGGCCGGACCAATACGACCACATCTGGGAAGGTGCTTACGTCAATGTCATTGAGGGCGCGTATTACGCCGCCAATCTCGCCCAGGCGCGCGAGGAACATCGCATCGGGCGCGTGGCAGCCGATCCGCTGATGACGATTCGCCTGTTCGTCGACATCGGCGGTACAGGTGCGCGAGCTGACGCATTCGCGATGTGGGCGATGCAGTTCATCGGCCGCGAGATTCGCGCGCTCGACTACTACGAGGCGGTCGGCCAGCCGCTCGCACGGCATCTCGAATGGATGCGCGCGCGTGGATACACACCGCAGCGCGCTCAGATCTGGTTGCCGCACGACGGCGACTCAAACGACAAGGTGTACGACGTCTCGTATGCATCAGCACTACGCGCAGCAGGCTACGACGTGACCGTCGTGCCGAATCAGGGCAAGGGCGCGGCGATGAAGCGCATCGAAGCTGCGCGTCGCTGGTTCTCGTCGATCTGGTTCAACGCGCCGGAGGATGTGCAGCTCACGCCGGAAGGATGGTACGAGCAGCCGACGTGTGCGGCGGGCCTTGAGGCGCTCGGGTGGTATCACGAGAAAAGGGACGAAAAGCGAGGCATCGGACTGGGGCCTGAGCACGATTGGTCGTCGCACGCGGCCGATGCGTTCGGCCTGGCGTGCGTATGTGCCGAGCGGATATTTGGCGAAATCGGTCGCGCGCCGGTCGAGCTCAACTTCGGCTCGCAGTTCGAGCACGGGCTCGGACACGGCAGTTCAATCGCATTGCAGTGGTGACGCGATGACCGACTCAGGACGCGAAACACGCGCATACGTCTCCGCCTTCGACCGCTCTCGCGTCCATCAGTCGCGGCTGTACCGATTCGAGAAACGTCGCCTCGTCGCAAATTTCGGCGCGCTGCTTGGTGAGCGGCAGATTCGCTGCGCGACGTGGAGCATAGACCGACCAGAGATCGGCGTGATGTCCGATCCGCAGATCTCGGATGATGCGCGAGAGACGTCTGTGATGTTCGCTGCGCAGCTCGGCGGCTGGGCGACCGTGCGCTGTCAGATCACGCTCGACAGCGGTGAGCAGTACGCGCAGGTGTTCCGGATTAACGTGCGGCAGGCATCGTGGTTCGTTGACGACGCCCCGCTCTCGAACGGGCCGTTCTCGCTGCGTGTCTGTCGAGAAGATCCACCACCGCCGCCGCCAGAGCCTTGGGAACTCGTATTCGAGTCTGGGCGCGGGGAAGGATTACGCGGTTATGCGAACGAGTATATAGGCGGTGGCGGGCGGCTGATATCAGCAAACACAGATGAGATTGCTGGCATCTACTCATCGCCGGGCGGAACAGGGTACTGGTTTCGTGTCGCGATGCTGAGCGATTCAGAGATCCCGGTAGTCCCGCCGTTCACCGAGGTTCAGATATTCGAAGGCCCGGACTTTAGTGGCGAGCCTCGCGTGTTTCTGGCCGAGGACATTGTGGATTCCAATTCATGGCCCGAGTTCGGGAAATGGAGAGCATATTGGGATTGGAGCACGCCAGGCGAGAATTTCTTTGAAGGGCGCGATGGTGATGTGTTCTCGTGCAGATTGATTAGGTCCTGAAATGGCAACCAAACCGAAAAACGGCGAGAGCCCTAATCCATCCGACAAGGATTTCATCCGCGAGGCGCTCGAGCGCTTCGATGACGGAGAAGCGGCGAAGGCGACGCTCATGCGGCGTGCGCAAGAAGATTTCAAATTCGCGATGGTGCCGGGGCATCAGTGGGATGCGCACCTGACAGCGAAGCGTAAGAAGCGACCGTGCTACGAGTTCAATCGCCTGCGGCAGATGATTCGCCGCGTGACGGGCCAGCAGTTACAGAATCGCCCGCAGATCAAGGTGCGTCCTGCAGAGGACGGCGACACCGACACGGCTGAAATTCTCAACGGCCTCATCCGCAATATCGAGGCGACGAGTAACGCGAAAATCGCCTACGACAATGCGTTCTTGTGGGCGTGTGCGGGCGGCGTGGGCGCGTGGGAGGTGACGACCGACTACGAGGACGACAACGGCTTCGACAAGTGCATCCGCATCGAGATGATCGAAGAGCCGGGGCAGGTGACGTGGGATCCCGCGGCGCGGGACATGTTCCGGCGTGATGCGCGCTGGTGCTTCGTATCGTCACTGATGCCGAAGTCGCTATTCGAGAAACTCTACCCAGGAAAGAAGGTCGTGGATTTCGCGACCGCGACGCCGCGTGAGGCGCATTGGTGGCAGCAGGACACTGTCCGCGTGGCTAAATACTGGTGGAAAGAGCCGCAGAAGCGCGTCATCTATCGATTGAGCGACGGCCGCATCGTTGATGCTGTCGATTTCGATCCGATCGCGCCAGAAGCAGCAGCGCAGGGAATCACGATCGTCGAAATGCGCGAGGTCGATCGTGACGTTGTGAAATGCTGTCTTATCTCGGGTGCTGATCGGCTCACCGAGCCGGTCGAGTGGCCTGGCAAATACATCCCGGTCGTGATGAACTGGGGCGAACTCGTGACGGTCGACGGTGTGCAGTACTACTACGGCATGACT